GACACCACTGGCGAACCCGGACCCCGCCGACGCCCCAGATGGCGCAAGCGAAATACTGTCCGCCCCCGCCTTAGCGCTCGACGACAACAAGGCCCCCGACGCCGCGGCCTGCGGAACCGCAGACGCCAAACCGTTCGAGTACTGCTGCCCATGCCCGAAACCGGTATCCCAGAACATCGACCCATGAAAGCCGAGGAGACTATTCGGGTCCTGCCCAAGATTAGGCAACAGTGGCGCCCCCGAAGTCGCGCCGTCACCAACGCCCTGAGAGAACTGCTGGCCGAACTGGAACCCGTTCTGGTACGGGCCCTGCCCGCCGTCATCACCAGAGAACCACTTGACAAGCCCCGAAAGATTCTTATTCAAATCCTCCGCACCATCAACCTGCACGTTAGGATCAATCTGAACCTCAGTGAGCTTGCCGTTCACGTTGATGTAGTACTTGTCATTGATCTTCAGGAACTGCGCCCGCACCTCAGCAAGAGCTTGGGCGATCTGATCCTTGTCCGTCGCGGCCTGAACCTTTACGCGAACATTCGCGTCAACACCGGCCGCCGCCAGCGCCGCGTCAAGATTCTTCTTGAAGTCCGAGAACACGTTCTGCGAGTCCAGGTTCAGCTTGGACAACGCGGCCGACCCCTCCCAGGACATGCCCTGCAACGCGGGGCCAACCCGGTTGGCTTGGTCAATGAGCGCCTGCAACTTCGCCTGCCCCTCAGCAGACGAATCCCCGAGCAGCTGCACGAGCTGCTGCAAGTACTGGGCGCCTTCGGGTAGCTTGCCCAGCTGCTCCAGGAAGTCGATGTTGAACCCCGCCTCCGCGAGACGAAGCATGTTCTCCCCGGCCTGAATCTGAGCATCAACCTGCTCACCCAAGCGAGAAATCACTTCCTCAACGGACTGGACGACCTGGCCGTTGGCGTCAACCGCCGCCGAAGCCATCGACACCATGCTGGAACCAACGTTGTCCACCGCGGACCGCAACCGGCCCAAACGGTCGAACGCGCCATCTCCACCGCCAGCCATAGCGTCAAGCGCGTGCCCCATCTCCGTGGCAGACTGGCCAGCCATCTTCACAGCATCCATCGCGAGCCGCGCCTGTAGATCAACCCCGCCCATCGCGAGCTCGATCCCGTTCGCCTGCGTCGCCGCCAAACCGAACTGACCCGCCGCGTCACCAAGCGCATCGCCCAACCCGTCAACAGACCCAGCCGCCGACTCGACCGTGCTCCGCCACTCCGTAGCAGAGCCGCCAGACTTCACGAACTCCTGACCAAGACGCCGCAACGCCTCAACCGCGCCAACAGAATCCCCAGACTTACCGATCTCGGCAATACGGTCGAACGCATCGGAGATATCCGCCGCTATATGCCCGCTGTTGCCACCGGACCACTTGTTCCACCACCGCCAATTGCCGCGGTATTTCTCTGCGGCCTGATTCAGAACCTTGGAATTGGTAATCTCATCGAAACCACTTCCATTGAACATCTTCGACGCGGAAGCCGACAAACGCCGCCCAGCGTCCTCAGACCCAGACGCCACCGCATCCAAAGCCTTCACCACAGCAGAGCCCTCAGACGATACCTCGCTGAGCTTCGACACCAGGGCCGCAACACCAGCAGTACCCGCGACCAGGGCCGCCCCCCAGGGGCCGCCCAGGAGGCCAATGACGCCAGACGCCGCAGCACCCAGGCCACCCATCGCGCCGCCAGCGACTTTCGCGGCCGCACCCAGACGGGGCAGTGCTCCAGCGAGCGAGGCCGCGCCAGCCGCGGCCCCCTCCTTGATACCAGCCCACAAGCCCCCGCCGCCACCGGGAAGAATACTCCCCAGGGCACCAACAGCGGACGCCGCAGTATCCTTCAGGCCGGAGAACGCCGTGGCCACAGCCTTCACCAACGAGCCAACGAAGCTAATCGACCGGAACGCCATGAACCCGCCAATAACGAGCTCCAAAGCCCCCGGAATGCGGGACAAGCCGTCCAATAGGTTCGCGAACGCCGTGGCCAACGGAGTCAACGCGCCAGCCGCAACGTCAATAGCCGCAGCGAACTTCGGGCCAAGACGCTCCGAAAGCCTCGACAACGCGGGCTCCAACCGCGTCACCGCATTAGCCAACGCCCCCAAGGTCGAGCCAACCACGGGCCCAAGGCCCCGGCCAAGAGACCCCATGAACCTGAACAGATGCCCAAGCCCCTCGGACACCTGCGGCCAGACACCCTGAATGCGGGACAAGCCAGCAGACAAGCCCGAGAAGAATCCCGTAATCCCCTGGTTCAAACCCTGACCAGAGAACACGTTGAACACCGCGTTGCCGAACTGTCCAGCGACGCGGCCAGCCAGACGACCAGCCCTGTCCGACAGGTCAGCGATAGACGCAGCGAACCCACCAAGCGAACCGCCGATATTCACCTTCAGCTCCGACCAGGAAGCGTTCATCCCGCGGAAGAACTTCACCATCCCGGACTGGAACGCCTCGCCAGCCGTTGTCTTATGAACACGCTCCAAGCCGTCCGCGAGGCGACCCATAGTAGCGCCGCCCGCCTTGTCGGCGGCGCGCCACAAATCACCAAGAACCCCGCCAGCATTTCCTACTGCGCGCCCGAAGTCCACGAACGACTGGATGCCGCGGTCAATGATCTGCTGTAGCCGACCAGACGAGTCCGCCTCGGTCAGCCACGCCGCATACCGGTCAGTGACCCGACCAAGCGCACCAAGGATACGCTCGAAAGCCGCAGACCCATGACGCCCCAATACCGCGAACACCTGCGCCAAGGAATCGGTATGCGACCCCAGCTCATCAAGTCCGGCAGCAGAATGCTCGAACATCTCCTGCATCCGCGGCGCAAGAATCCGCGAGAACGAATCCACCACGCGCCCGAAGTGGCGCCCAGCAGAACGCCCCAACACACTGAACCCGTTATTCAACGCAGGGAACAAATCGTCCAAGAGCTGACGAACATTCCCGCTCGCCTGCTCCCAGAACCCATGCTGAATCACATCATTCATCGAATGGAACGCGCCCTCGATCTCGGGCACGAACTCCTTAATGGGCTTCAACGCCTGGTAGAACGTGTACCCGACAAAGCCCGCTGACGCCACAAGCGTCGGCCCGAGAAGCGCCGCGGCCTGACCCGCCGCAACAATGGACCCACTAATGCCGATAGTGTGCTTCAGCAACGTGGAGGCGCCAGCCGCGGCGGCAGCCAAACCGGCCCCCACCGCGCCGAGCAACGGCACTGCTTTGTCCAAGTTCTTAACGAGGTCCCACAGGTTCGACGTGAGGTCCTTCGCGAGGCGGAAGCCGCTCATAGCGGCCAAAGTCTCGCGAGCGACCACAAACGCCTTATGGTCAACAAGCGGGTGGAGACGCACCCAACGATCCCGCGCCAACAAGGCCAGCCGCGCGGCCGCAATGTACCGGGACGAGTGGTCCAGGCCGAGCTTGAACTCCAGCTCAGTGTCGTCCCACTTGTTCTTGAAACGGCGCAGCTTGTGCCCCACTTCCCGGAGCTCGTGGTTCGACATGTTGGGCTTGATGTCCAAGTGCAATGCCTCGTGGTGCCCGAAAGCCCTCTCTCGGATTTCCCTGCGCAACTTCAGGAGAGCCGCGTCAATCGACCCATCCTGAACCGCCAAATCAGGCTCCACACGATACTTCCACGTGTCACTCGAACCGAACTCGCGGTCCAATCGATCACGGAACCTGCGGAGCGCCCCCTGGTCGGACAAGTCCTCGTCCACGGTCCAGCGAATCCGCCCAACGTACTCCTTCTGGAAAAAGCCGTCGAGTACCCCCTTGGCCTTGTCCGCCCACGAGGCGTCAGGCCGCATATCGAACGTGACCGGCCCAAGATCGGAGAACGCGCGACGCATAGCATCAGCGCGCCCCTGAACCTGACGCTTGTAGTAGAAGCTGTCCAACGCGGACCATTCCGCGCCCTCAGACGCGGGCATAATGGAACGCCAACGCAACTTCTTGGCAGCATCCCTCCGCATCTTGTCGAGCGTCTGCGACCAATGCTGACGAATCGTCTCCAGGTCCCCGTCGTAAACCCCGGACAGGGACCCGCGCGCCCGATCCGACAGGTCGTCAAGGCGGGTCTGCATCTGGTCCAGGCTGTTGAACGCTGAATTGTCAACGTTCACTTTAATTTCAACATCCCGCGCAGCGGCCTCAGCGCGGCGCGCAAGCGCCTGCACTTTCTGCACGAAATGGTTCTCATCCAACTGGACCCCGACCTCCAAAGGTCGGAGCCTTTTCTCAATAGCATCTAGCTTGGTCGCGAGCTCAGTCCAGAAGCCATCCGTATCCGGCATCACCTGGACAGCGAGCCTCGCGACCACATTACCTTCAGCCCTCGGCATCAGGCATCACCCCCAAACAGTGAAAAGAGGAGGCGCTTAACTAGGCCGACAAAGCGGCCTCGAAGGCGGCACGCATGCCACCCTTCTTCCGCGTGTCCGCCACGAAAGTATCGTCAGCCCTCGCCCCGGGCCTACCCGGCCACATGTACGGCTTCCGCGGCCCGCCGCCCATTCCAGTGGCGACCGTGTTCACGCTGATATTGTCGAAAATGTCAGCGAGCAAAGCCGTCTCGCGGGTCCACCCTCGCAATTCCGGGTTGTTGTTCAACAGCGCCGCGGTCCACGACCCATCAGGAAGGCCGTGGATCAGGACCAACAAAAGACGCGGAGACGGGGACCCCGACTCCACCGCGGCAACCAAGTCAACCTGGTAGTACCGCAGCAGGTCGGCATACACGCCCGCCCCCGCGCGATCAATCACTTCCGCGACGGCTAGGCTTCCCCCACCTGAGTGCGCTCGAAGTAGAGCGACACCAGAGTATCGAGAACAGCCAGGTCAGACCCGATCTTCGCCAGCAAGTCAGTGGCACGCTCCTTGTCCGCGGCCACAAGAGTCAGGACCTTCGTGTAGAAGGTCTCCGCGTCCTTATCGTTGCCATCATTGTCGCGGAACTCGGAAACGAGCTCCCGGAACTCAGCCCTCTCATCCTTGGGCATGTGGATCAGCCCGCGGAACACGACCCCCTCGACAATGAGGTTTTTGTGTTTGTTCTCAGCCTCTCCGCGGATAGCGTCAAGGTCAAGGTTGTCAAAGTTAATAGCCATTGCGGCCTCCTAATCAGCGTGCCATGCGAAATGCCAGGAAAAAGAGGGCGGGCCGTGCGGTCGCCTGGCACACCAGCCGCACAGCCCGCCCCACAACACTCAGGAAAGAGGAGTGACCTCGGACATGCCGAGAGTCTTCCCCTCCTTGTCAGTCAACACCGTCAGCTTGACGGGCAGGGCAACAAGGTCCTCCGTGTTCTGCACGTCAAAATCCCCGTTAGGGGCAATGTCAACAGAGCCCGCATGGATCATGAAGATGTTGCCCTCATCCACGCAAATCCCAAGCAACGCCACACGCCAGGGCTGGGGCTTAGGCTTGGCGTACACCAAACCGGTATCCTCAACAGCGTTCTTGCCCATCCACTTTTTGATCGTCTCCTTGTCGAACTGGTGAAGCGAAACCTCAATAGCGAAATTTCGATCAGAAGTTGACGTACGGAGAGCGTGCTTCTGAAGAGACCCCTTCACAGTGACCTCGCCACCGCTCACTGTGATCTTCAGGGGATTCTCCATCTGGGTATGCCCCAGGTTCTCCCATCCCGCAAGCGCCGTCGCCTTCCCAGGCGTGCTATCCTGCTTGTAAGCCGTCACTGTGGGCGGCTTAGTGTACTCGGCGGCGGTGTAAAAACTCATCTCACCGACTACAAGCGTCTTCTTATCCTCTAGGGCCATCCCAGCCCCCTTCCTGCGCCTTCCAACAAGGCGCGCCATCACCTATTGATAATCGTCAATCTCGCCCGAGCGACAAACCGCTCAATACCCACGGGCAAATCCTGGTATTGAACCGGACCAGTAGCGTCAGCCCAATCAGGACGGCGCCGCGGCCTCTCCAACAAGCGGGCCCCCACGAGAAACGAGGCGGCGCTCCCGATTCGCCGCCCTTTCCTCGCCCACTCCTCAATCAACTTGAAAGACGCCCAGAGCAGCTTCCAGCACGCGCGCTCCGCATCCAAGCCCTCGCAGAAAGCGTGAAACTCAACCTCCACAACATCCACGTCATCGCCACCCCTACGGGCCGCCGCAGACACACCCTCAGGATCAACCTCCGTTACGAGGAGGTAGGGCATCGCGTCCCCCTCCTCGATGCGCGTGCGAACCGTAACCCCGTCAGGGAGAGCCCGGGAAAGCCAGCCCGGCAAAAAGTCCTCTACGGCGACGTGCTTCCCCGAATCCAGGGATTCAACATCGAACGCCAAACCGGATCACCCCCCAGCAGCGGCGGCAAGGGCCTTGACCGGTTTCGACGGCGGTATCCACACCGCGTCAACTCCAGCAACCCTGCGACCGGCGCCGCGGCCAACCCATCGGGGCCGCTCAATCCACCGGCCCTTGCGACCGAACTCGATAGCGGCCGCGTTCCCTCGCGGGTCCACCAGGACGATCCAACCGTCCGTTTCGGCGACGTAGGATTCAATGCGGGAGACTCCGGTGCGCCGGTGCCGCGCCAAAACGGCGCGGGCGCGAGGAGCGCGGGCGCCGACTTGTGCCGTCACTGCGGCCCGCACCTGCGGCATGTGCGATACGATCTTGTTCAACCTGTGCGGCGTGACCAGCATCTTAACCACCGGACACCCCCCGCAGATTCGACGGAGGCCGCGGGCGAACCTCGGCCTCCCAATGAGCGGTACGCCGCGTCCCCCGCTTGAACGCGGGAGGCGACGCCAAGTCCCAAGTGCGACCGTCGAACTCGACGCGCGTCCAAGCCCCAACGTCCGTGAGCTTGTTTCCGTCCACGTCAACCGGATCGAACGTCAGGAGCACCACTTCGTTAGTGAGCTGGCCTTTGGACTCTCCCCTGTTGGAGCGGATCATTTTCATCCCCATCCGCACCCGGAACAAACGAGAGGTATCCTCGACGGTGACCAGGTTTCCCCGCGAGTCCCGCACGCGCTTCCGCCCGTAAAGGACCCCGATCTCGCCCCGGTGTCTACCGACCGCCACGGGACCACCCCCAATGGGCGACCATGCCATCGGGCCCGACGACCCGATGCCACTGCACGTCCGACTCCAGGGCCTCCCCGGAATGCACCGTTGTGTGAACAACGCGCAGATTCCCGGACCGGCCTGCCGCTTTCCTGATCGTCCCAATCTCCTCAGGAGAGAAGAATACTGTTCCGGTCCGTAGCCCAAGGTCCGTGTACGCCTCAGACTCGTCGCCAGCGCGAGACTGGACAACAGACTCAGAAAGATTCAAATACCGCACGCACGCATTGCGCACCAGAGTGCGCACAACTGGAGGGCAGGCGTCTGCGCGCCAAGTGGCCCTCCCGTAATGCCGGGCCAGGTTCGAGGCGTCCCAGATCAACTCGGCCGCCCCGTCTCGCTCGTCCCCAATGAGCGAGTACTTCAGAATCGCCGCCAACTCATCGACAGAAATCAGCATCTCCGCTTTTCTAGAAGCGTCCACGCCACCTCCTCACAGGTCCGCGACCACACCGGGGCGGACACCCGTGAATAACCTCAGGTGCCCGCCCCGCAGCCAGGCCAGCTGGAATCACGGTCCAGCGGGAGCAACGTAGGTCGTCGCCTTCGCCCGCTTATCCAACTTCAACGCCTTCGACACAACGGTCTTATCACTACCCTCAGCGAAGTAGGAATCAGTGCCGTCAAGCGCCAGCTTGACCGCACGAATACCATACTCGGCGTCAGACACGACCTCAGTCTTCTTCGCAGCATCCCAGTACACGACAGGATCAACGACCTGCTGGAAGCCGTACCAGGTGTTGACGATGCTGCGCTCCATGAGGTGCGTGGCATCGTAATCCTTGATCCACCGCATGGCGACGCCATCCTGGGCGATGGCGGACGCCCCGACAACAGAGTCAGGCACCGCAGGAGCAGCATTCAGGAACACGAAAGCGCCGCCAGTGAGGGCGTAAGCCTCGCCCGGGTCAATCTCTTCAGAGGTCACAACCGTGAACCCCTTGATCTTCCCAATGTACGCATCCTCGAACGCCGTCTCCGCCACGCCGTCACCGACGCTCGCCGCAGTCAGCTCCTTCGAGGACTGAAGAATCGCGTCCCAATCCGAACCGACCAACAGGATGCGCCCCACCTTGGAAGCACCCGTGCGGTTCAACACGCGACGCGCCTCAACAATGTCCTTGACAATGTTCTCGGGCTTCGCGCCCAAAGTGACCGCGTACTTGCCGTTTCGGAGCGTGTCAACCGCACCGTACTCCAGCGCACGCGCAACGGCCTTCGACTGCGCGGGCAGAATCGAGCCCGCCCAACCGCCGAAATCGAACTCGCGCTCCTCATCAGTCAAATGCGCTGCCGACACGGCGTTACCGCCGAAACGAATCGCGATCTTACGCTCCTTGTAAGCGTCAGTCGTGATCGCCGTGGTCCGGTCATTCCTCCACGCGTAATCACGCGCAGGCAAAACTCCGGGAATCTTGACGTTAATAGTATCGTCCAGCGCCCCCTTGTATTCGTCAATGCCCTGTTTGAAAAACAGGGCAGGGACGACCATTTCTCGCTCCAACAAGCCCAGAGCCGCCTGCGCGAGCTTCTGGGGCTTGACAGCGACATTCTTGTCAACCATTCACCCCTCCTACGGGTTATCAAAATGTCAGTAACGAGGAATACCCTTGATGAACTTATCCACATCAAAAGCAGGCTCAGCGTCCCCGGGAACCATCCCACCGCCACCGCGGGGCAGCTTCCCCGTTCCGGCAGGCTTGTCCGGGAATAGCGCAGCAAGCTTGGTTGCGGCCGCGCGCATCTCCTCAACCGTCCCCTGTGGCACAAAGTCGAAGGCTTCGTCAGGAAGTGCCTTGAACTCGCCGCGCACCGCGGCGCGGTCCTTCACGGCCTTCGCTTCAGCCTCAGCCTTTTCGGCCTTGTCGCGATACTCTGCAAGCGCCGCCTCAACCTCCTCGGAGGTCTTCAGGCCACTAATCCGCTCCTGAAGCTCCTTAGCGGAAGTCCTGTACTTCGCCGCGTCGCTACGGGCCTCGCGCAGTTCGCGCTGCGCCCACTCAGGAAGGTCCTCAACCTTGTTCGCAGCAGCCTCTCCAACGGGCTCCTGCTCCGGCTTCTCGGCGGCCTCTTCCGTTTCCTTCGGCTTGTCGTCTTTCATCAGCATTCCCCTCCGCTGCCCTCGAAGTGGCGCCCGGCCACGAGAAGACAGCAATTCAAATAGGGCCGCCAGGGCCCCAACAGAAACGAACAGCAGGACGGTGGTCACCGTCCGTACTTCTTGTAGAAGAAGCTCCTCCAGCCTTCCCGGCCTTTGAGCCCCTTCCCACTGAACTCCCCGTGCCACACGTCATGCAGCTCCCGGTTCAACGCGAACTTGCTGGACTTCAAATCAGTGTTCGCAAAAACCGGCAGAGAGTAGCACTTGCAATTCGGGTGATACCCGGTAGTGCCATCAGCCCGCGGCTTTTTAGCCGTCGTGGCAGTTTGTTTCGACTTGTACACGGCCCCGCGGGACAAGAGCATCGCGCAGAACGCGCAGGGCCGCCCGGACCCCGACACGCGCACCCAACCACGCAACCCCTTATCCACGCTACCGGACGCCTCGACCATCGTCCTGGCGCCGCCAACAGTGGCCTGCTGGGCCACGCCAGCCGCATAAGCCGCATCCGACTCTCGCGCCCCACCGCGAGCCCGGGCCCCCTCCAAACGGTCCGCCAAAGCATCCTTCGCAGCCGCCAAATCCACTGCCCGCAAATCCGTTGCACGCACACGACCACTGGGCTCGACCCCAACAGGCTGGCGCTCTAGCCCCCCCAGATTCAAGTTGGTGCCACTCGACTCGTTGAACTCGTGAACCAGGTCCCCAACCGTCAAACCACGATTCCTGTGGTACTTGACGGGGGACGCAACTGTCGCACCCAAGTGCAGGGCACGCAGAAGCCGATAGAACGCAACCCCGAGAACCGCCCCCCGGTTCCACTTCTCTGCGAGATGCGAGGCGAACACGTCGGGGGCGGCCCCAGTGTCACTGAGACCCTTCCACCACTTCGCAGCACTCTGAACAGCGTCGAGACTAAGCGATCCAATGGCCTGCTCGAACGCCGCGACCACGCGGGCCGCGGCCACAAGGTCAGCCACCCGTCACCTCCGCGCCCTGCGCGGAGAACGGGTCTCCGCCCTTCGACATCTCCTCGTAATCACGCACCGACCCCGAAAGATCAGCGCCAAGGCGGTCGTCAGCGTCAAGGTCCCGCCACCTCGCCAGCTGCGCGGGCGACACGCCGGGAACCATCTCCCAGAGCCCCTTCGCAGGAACCTCGATATCCCGCAGCTTCGACAGGGCATCGGCAACCTGGGACAACGCGGAAGAACCAATGTCCCGCCAAAGGACCTCATTGTGCTCCCAACGCTCGCGCGGCTCCCGTCCCTCCAAGATCATCCCGATCCGAAGAACGCGCTCCCACGCCTCTCCGAACTGACTCCGGTACAACCCGATCTTGTTGCGGAATGACTTCTCCGCAGCGTTCAAGGCGTCAGCACTGAGGTTGGCCATCTGCCCCAGCAGGAAGTTGGGCGGCGTCTGGGACATAGCGGAGAACGCCTTCACGGCCATGTCCAACGAGGAAATATACCCAGACATGTCCCCGCCTGCCAGCGCCCCGAACTTGCCGTTCGGATCATCGTTGACCAGGAAGTCCCCCGGCCCGGCACTAATGCGCTGGTACACGGGATTGCCCTCAGAGTCGAGAACTGGGCGCCCCTCGGTGTCCACGACCTCCTGGGGCTGCAACCCCGTCGCCCACAAAATGCGATGCGCACTGTGCGACTGGTCAATCAGGAGATTAAAAACCATCTGATTGTAAATGTCCTGCCAGTTCTTCAAAGGAAGAACCGACCCGACAACGCGCCCCTCGTCGTCCATCTTGGCAACGAAACGGGTAACGGGGCAATGCCCGTTCCCCCCATGCAAAGACTCCTCAACGATCCGCGGCCCAGTTGAATCAAGCAGAATGTCATACCTCTTGTACCGGTCCCACGCGACCGCGCGCCCCGGACGATACTCGCCAGACAAGGACCGCTCCCCCGGCCACCGCATCACCGACAACGCCAACAGGGCATTATCGTCAGACAAAACGTCTTCATACAGGCAGACCGTCCGCAACGCCGACAACACACGGGCTTTCGCCCGCCCACGCTCCAAGTCGTCCAACTCCGACACAACGAACGCCTGACCGTAAGCCACGGCGGACCGGTGCACCATCGACTGCTTAGCATCCAAGTTCGACCGCTGCCAGAGGTCCCACTCAGGAGGCTCCTCCTCCAGAATGCCGTCCGGGCCCGCCACCTGCTGCTCCCCAGGGCGGAAACCGTCAACCAGGAGCACCTGCGTGGCAGCCTCAACCGGTATCTCGCACCAGTTGAGCTTGGCCTTCCGCATCATCGCCCGCTGCTCCCCAGTCAACCCCTTAGGAGAATACGGGTCAGCGAACCGGCCGTGCAAGTAGTCGTCCGCAACACCAAGGACCTCGTCATAGTCCGACTGGATGACCCTAAGACCCTCATTGATAAGGTCCTCAGTAGGATCACTGAAATCATAATTTAGCACGCAACCACCCCCACGGGTCAGAACCGGTAGAACTTCCCGGGCTCACGCCTACGCGCATCAACCCTGGAAACCTCCGTCTGATAATCCCTATACGCGGCGAACGCCAACATCGCCGCAGCATACATATCAATCTTCTTCTTCGACTCGCGCCCAGCCTTCATGAAGGACACCCCATAAGGCGTATCCTTCCGCATCACATTCAACACGTGCCTGCGAAAAGCCGAGGCCAACTCGCGCGCCCCGCCATGAGAAACCTTCTGGTTGATAATCGCCTCCATGAACGCCTCATGGAGCATCGTCACACGCTTCCGCGAGCCACGCATATCAAACGCTACTGGCCCCGAGTCGGAAGCCCGCGCAACCAAGCCCTCACCATAATCAAGAGTCCACTCGTGAATGTAAGACTCCCACAAGGCAACGTCAGCATAGAACCCAACGACCTCATATTCAGCGAACAAGCGATGGACCATTGAGTCAACGCGATCCCGGTCCACCTCCCACGGGGCATTCAAATCCAGCGGCTTCTCCTCCAACAGCAGCGGGACCATCAAACCGTCAGACACCCGAACACCCACAAGCGCCGTCGCGTCGTCAGACTTGCCGCCATCAAAGCCGAGGCAAATCTTGTCCCCAGGCTCCAACGTAGCGCCAGGCCGCTCAATCGCCTTCCACTCCGCAGCAGAGTACAAGTTGCCCTCAGGCTGCCAAACCTGATTCAAGTACATTCGCCGCGACTCCGACACGGGCCTAGAAGGATTCAAAACTGAACGCCACGCCTCGTCAGCGTCGCACCAGACCGAATCCCCGCGGACCGCCTTGTACAACACCTTGAACACGCGCTCAGTCATCGGCGTATGGTCCGGCGCCTCCAACGAATCATAGAACACGTCAGAATCCACCAGACGCCCCTCCAAGGACTGCATGAACGCATCACGCTCATCCTCAGCAACCGACCCCTCACCAGGCTTATAAGCGTTCGTGATCGACATGTACCGGCCGCGCATCTTGGTCGTATTACCCTCAACAGTATTCTTCAACTGCTGCCCATTGTTCTGCGGAAGCCAGTGCTGGACTTCGTTCAGCAAAGCGAAAGTACAACGATTACCCTCAGTGGACCTGAAAGAACTCGTCTTCACCTCAATGCGCGCAGTATTATTACAACCACGCACGATCTGCAACCGCACGTCAACACCATACTCCCGGCGAAGCCTATCCCCCACCAGGATATGGAACATGTCAAACGTGTTCGCAGTCTGCTCCTGCTTCAACGCAAAAATCTGCACCAAAGCATTCGGGCGCCGCTTCCCCACCGGCTCGCCATCGGACCCCCAATGCGAGAACACCGAAGGCCCGAACGCCTCCACAAGACACAAAACAGCGAGCAACGGGTCCTTCCCCCAGCCCTTGATGCGCTGCAACGTCCCGCGGCGCCGATAAACGAACCGCCCCTCCTCGTCAACCGCGTACCACCACAAGATGATACGCAACTGCTCCAGGGTGAACCTGAAAACCTCCTGCCCCTCACCAAGGGGCTCCAAGAAATCACTGCACCACCCAGCAATCCCCCACCCCAGAGTCCGCTCAGGCAACACAAAACGCCCATCAGCGCCGCGCTCCCACGTCGGACCATAATGCACAGGAGCATAACGAACAAGCAACTGCTCATCCGACAACTCATCATCAGGCACATCCCCAAACGGGAGCGCCCCCGAAACCCCATCGTCCACGAGGGCACCCCCAATCCCCAAAACAGTCCTGGTCGCGGGACTCGAACCCGCACGCCACAAAGGCACCGCATTTTGAGTGCGACGTGTCTACCACTTCCACCACACCAGGAAGAAAACCACGCCAACCCACCCCGCCAAAGGGCGGGCGGCGCGATCGCTTGCCGCGAAGACGGGAATCGAACCCGCGTAACCCCCAGCCCAAAAACTGGCGGCCGCTCACCACTCACGCACAACGCGACCCCAACACCGAAACCGCCAGCGCACGCGGCACAATGCCAGGAAATAAAGAACCGCCCTGGAACCAGGAGCGCAACACCCCAGCCGGAACGATTCGGCTACACGCCCCAGAGCGCAACTAAACGCCCACAAGGCCCTTAATCAAATCAAGACGGAACCCGCTCCACCAATCGAAACCCTCACGCCCAGGGTCAACAACCGGCATCTGCCGGAAGCCTTTATCCACAAGCATCTCCCGCGCCCCAGCATCCTCGTCAACATTCACCTCGACAAACGGAACGCCCCGCTGGCGCAGCGCCCGCTTAGTCAGCGAGCACAAATGACAATTATTCTTCGTGTAAACAGTCGGCATACATTTCCTTTCCTAAGCCAACCCAAGACCCTTACGATAATCATCCAACACGGCAACACTAGGAGCATCCCCAGCGTCAACCGGCGCCTCCAACTCAATACGAGCCTTACGACGATCAGCCTCAGTCACCAACAAGCGCTCCAGCGCCCGCAGAATCGAATCCAACTTTTGAGGAGAAGCAAACGCAGAAACCTTAGGTCGCTCACGCGACCACCCCGCAGCCTCCCGCTCCTTCGGACTCAACTTCGCGGCCGCCTCGTCCCAACCCGCACGAACCGCACGAGACTTCAACGCGGCATCATCAGTACGCTTATACACTGAATATTCATCCATCAGCATATACGCCGTAGCCCAATCCGAATCCTGCCACCAATGAACCTGCCCAGACGAAGCAAACGATTTAAACAAGCGCTTCGCAATAGGGTGCCATTTAGCGTTCGGCTTAGGAACACTCGTCGGCAACAACACGCCACGAGAAGCATCCATCCGAGACGGACGCTGATCCACCAGCTCCTCCCGACGCAACCTAACCGCCACCAACAACACCCCCAACCAAACCAGGATGCGGCTCCACCCGACGAAACCGCGAACGAACCTCCAACAACCGACGACGAGCCGCCGCCGCACCCTCACCACCAGTCTTACGACGATGATGCTCCGAACACAAAGCCCTCAAATTACCCAACGAATCATCATCATTAGGAACAATATGATCCACGTCAGAAGCCGGAGCCCCACAAACAACCCCAGACTCAACACGCCACTGACACACACCGCCATCACGCAACAACACCGCACGACGACGAGAAGACCAATCAGGCGGCAAACGACGAGACCTAGCAGAAACCCCACAAGACCACGCCACGCAAACCACCACCACACAACAAATAAAAACGGGAAGCCTGGCGCCCAACCACCAAAGCACGCAACCACACAAGCTCAACCGCAACCCCACAAAGCAGGAGCACACGCGCAGCAACGGAGCAAGACAGCGAAAGGAAACGAAAACTATCAAGCTCACCAGGACAACCCGTTAAACCAAATCCCGACCAAGGTCCACAACGAAGAACGAAGTGCTAATATACTTGACGCCGGGACGAAGACCAACAAAGACAGCAAAGGGAAAATGTTATAGCCGCTTTAGGCGGCTATGTTTAACGCTGTTCAACGTATCGCGATAAGCGATACAACACATAGCCGCTTTAGGCGGCTATGTTTAACGCTGTTCAACGTATCGCGATACCCTTTATGTCTTTCACTATATAGTCTCCGTCTCGATGACACTCAATGTCAGAAAATGTTGCCAAGGTCACGCGCAGGAGCGGCGTGTCAGTCGGGGCACTACGCTTCGGCAAGTCGGCCTGGGGGCCATCGGCGCCGCCTCGCTTCCCAGCGCCTCGTCCAGTCGTTTCGGGTTTGGCATTTATTTCACCCTCCAGGGCGCCGCACATTTTTTTTGCTATGACGGTGCGGTGCTAGGAACTATTCTCCGGGGGGTCATAGCCCCCCTTTGTGGTTATTGTCTCGGGTATTTAATTTGCTTTTTTCTGGCTTTTTGTGGTATTGTCGCGCGCTTGTCTGCGGGGGCGTCTGGGCGTACTGTCGGCGTCTCTGGGGGCGGCTCTGCGGTCTCGGGGGCCCTGAGTCTGGGGGCGTCGGCGGGGGTGCGTGTAGGCGTGTGGGGTGGGTGTAGGGAGGTGGGTAGGGGGCGGTGGGCGAATGGGTGGGGCGTGTGTGGATTGGCGGATTTGCGGGGGAAAGTGCGGGTGCGTCTCAGTATGTGGGACGGTTGGCGTGTTCGATTTGCGTTTTAGCGTGAGCCGTGGTTTGATTTAGTCATCGCCGAACGGGGCGGTCCCGAGAGACAACGGGGCCGCAAGTTCGGGGGCTGCCGAATCGGATTGCGATTCAATTTGACTTTGGCGGCCCGGCCTGATAGGCTCGATGCACCGGAGGCCCCGAGAGACAACGGGGCGGCCCGGTGGTTGCGCCTCCTTTCCCTTCGGGGGGTGGCTGGCTTTGGCGCCTAGTGGGCGCGGGGCTTGGGCTGCTTCTTCGCTTGGGTGCCCGTCCTCACGGAGTGGGGATTTGCGGCTAGCCCGGTGGCCATGGGGCCGTGAGCCGGGGGCGCGCGTGGCACCGCAGTTGGCGGGGGCGGCTTGGGCGGACGCGGTTTGTTGGCGCAACGGTTTCAGCTTGCTTTTCGATTTGGGTTTGGGTTGGGCGCGGCTTTGGGTTCGGTTTGCGGGTTCGCGTGTTGTTTCCCTCTTGTTGGGGGGGTTGTGAATTGAATAGTGGATTTGGCTGATTTTGGCCTGGCCTTGGGGCCGCCGTCACGGCGCGCGTTGGCGCGCTGGGGGGTGGGCGTGAAGGTTTGCGGGGATGAGCTTGGCGCGTGGTTGCGTTGGGCGTTTGCAGGGCGTTTTGTTTCCTCCGCTGAAGGCCGCTGCCTTGCTTTGCCGCTGCTTTGGTGACTGCCCCTTTTTCATCAGTGGGGGGTGCGTGGGTTCGATTCCTGCGGGCGGCGCTGGCCCCCTCAGTGGCGCGGGGGCGTTTTGTAGAAGTTGCGCTACATGGATTGTCGCTTTTAGGAGTGGTGGCAATGTTGGATTTGTGGGATGTCGCGCGTGTCGAAGCCGAGTTGATGACCGGCCAGGGCCCGAACGATCCGGGCACGGTGTGCATTGATGAGCTCAGCTGCGAGTTCGTGCGCTTGGCGCGGGGATTCGAGCGCGCGGGTTTGTCCCCGCGGGACGCTCTTTACGCGGGCTTGGAGTCGATTTCGGCCGACGCGTTGAACGCCCTGATTGCTTCGTGTGACTATGAGCGTGGGCCGTTTTCGGATGAGACGAAGGTCCGGTGCCCCTCGATTGCGGAGGGTGTGATTACGCTGGGCGAAGCGTGGGAACTGCTTCGTAAAGCGCTCAATCCCGTTTTTTCTGGGTGCCCGTTTAACGGCATGACGGTCGCGGCGAATGTGAACCGCCTTGTCTCTCACGGTTATTCCCGTGGGGGTGCCTTGTGGGCGGCCATGGGCTACCAGCGGGTCCGCCTTGTGGATGAGGTGGCCGAAGAGACGTTGCGGGTTCTCGCTGATTGCGGGGCGTAGTTTGTTGGTTGGCCGGGGCCTTGATTGGTGAGGGTGAGGCGGGTTCGAGTCCCGTCCCGGCTACTGGGAGTCTCAATGGTTGAAGGCTCCTTTGCATGAGTAGGGAGTGTGCAATGGAAATGGAACGATTCTCCGGTTCGGGGCTCGTTGAGGGGCTCTATTGGCGCTGGGTGGAAGCGCACCCGGAGGCGTTGGAGGCGCGGAACCTTTGGCGCCTGTTCGCCCCTGATTGCCGGGACAGTTGGGAGCCTGCGGTGGCCCGTGAGGCGGCCGACTGGGTTGAGGCCAACACCTCGGAATCGGACTGGAAGGCGCTCTATGTCAATTTGGGCGCTGCGGACCGTTTGGGTGACGATGAGTCTTTGGAGGGTTTCAAAGAGCGCATTTTGGCCGCTTTCGAATCTTCTTGGACAGAATGGTTCCTCGATTTGTTGGATCGTTTCGGTTTCGAGTGGTTCGACTTGTCCGACGGGCTCGCGGACCTTGGGGACGGCGACTACCTTGTGGTACTCGAAGTGGGGGCCGCGTTGCGTTTCCCGCCTAGCTTCCCACTGTCTTTGTGGGATTTCGAGGCGGAAGAAGATGATTTTGAGGTCAACGGCTTGGATTTGAGGGACATTTGTCCCGAGACGGGGATGTACCGGTTCCGGGGGAATGAGGATACCGGCGAGTGGATGTATTGTCTCTACACAACGATGGAGGTGTGCGAGTAGTGGGATTACGGTTCCCGTGTTCGCGGGACGTGTGGGCGGTTGTCCGGTGGGTCCGGTACTCGGATTGCCCGGAGGCCGCTCAGTTGGGCGGCGACTGGATTGACCGGTTCGGAGTCGGCTACTCCGAATGGTTCCTCATGGACGATTTCAACGAGTCGCCCATGGAGGATTGGCCTGTGGTGCGGGGCGAGAAGGTCAGCCCCGCGGTCTTGGAGAAGTTGGACCCGCGCGCATACGGGGCCCGTTTCTCCGCTTGGTGTGCTGCGAAGGGTTTGCGGCGCATCGTCTGAATTGTTGGAACGGCGTCGACCAGAAGGAGTGGTTATGATGCTGGATTTCGATACGATGCTCGATGAGGAATGGGACGCCCTGGAAGAGGTGCCCCGTGAGGAAGTGGAAGGGGCGTGGGAGTCTTGCACGTGGGTTTCCTACGATGGTGAGCCCCTTTCCGATATGGGGGCCGAAGAGGCTTTCGACGAATGGCTCGACGAAAGCGTTGCGGAGTGGCCCAAGATTGGGACTTACGAGTACGCGCCTTCCAAGGTGCTCAAAGCGGTTGACCCCATCGCCTACCGTTGCGAGTTCGCGGACTGGAAGTCCGAGTACTTGCGTCCCCTCTGCTAGTTGACGGGGGTTCGGGTTGAACCGGGGTTCGCGTTTAGTTCGCGGACTACCCGGTTCTTCCCGATAGGCCAACACGCCGCGCCTTCTTCCCTGCCTCTGGGTGTTGGCGTGTTGGCCTATCGGGAATTGAGGGAACGCGCAGAAAAGGAGTGCGCGCTTTGCCCTGGATAGGAAGGAAAGGCCATGGGAGTTCTCGAAGATATCGACAAGGAGTGCGCCAAAGAATCGCGCAATCCGTTCGTCAACGCTGGACTGTTCGCGGAAGGGGACTGAGGTGTATTTTTCGAACAAAACCCATGCGACTGTCACGCGCTGGACAGAATACCGTACGCCATCGGGACGCTGGTCCCGGGTGAGGCATGAAGTCGAAGAACTCGATTTCGATGCCGTGCGTTTGAGGAGGTTCTTCTCCGTTCGATTTTCGGGAGAGAGGAGGCAGTACTCGTATTTCAGCGAGGGATACCTCCCGTACCGCGTCACTGTACCGTCGCCCGATGGCATGAAACGCCATGTAACACTGCTCACGTACGCTTCGGATTGATCACAATTCAACGGCATTCCCGTATCAATGGTGATTAAGCCGGGTTCGATCCCCGGGCGGGACGCGGGCGCGCCGTCATCGTGGGCGGGGCGCCAAGAGAAAGGAGTTAGCGTGTTCCATTACGATGCGGAGCGCGGCCAGTACTACACCACGGACTGGCGCGCTGCGATCTGTGCGGCTCAGGAATGGGTGGATGAGCATATGGGCGGCGGCGCCCGCGCCGAAATTATTTTCGAGCACGATCAAGCGACCAACCGGGATTACGTGGTATGCGTTAAGCCATGCGCGCCCGCGTGATCAAACCACAACAACAAACCTGAACAGAAAGGAAACCGTGATGGATGTTAAGTGTGCGAAGGCCGTGGTGTGCGGTCAAAGTGCCGAGATTGTGAACTACACGCCGCATGACGTGACGGTGTACTCGCTGGATGGAACGACGCCGATTGTCACCGTCCCAAAGGCAGGTGTTTTCATTCGCGTCGCTGAGACAGTGACGCCCGTTTCGGCGAATGGTGTGCCGCTTGTGAAGATCGAGCGGGACCCGAGCCGGATCGAGGGCCTGCCCCCTGAGGTTGAAGGTAGGTATCTGGTTGTCTCGGATATCACTTACCAGGCGGCGGCCCCACTGGGCCGCAAGGACCTGGTTCGGACTGGCCCGGCGGTCCGGGACTCCGAGGGGCGGATCGTTGGCTGCAAGGGCCTGGCAATCTGACGACGGGTATCCCGCGCGCTTGATTGGTGAGTGTTAGGCCGGTTCGAGTCCGGGCGCGGGAGCGGCAACAACCAACAGGAAGGAAAATGTGACATGCTGATGTATCTCACAGACCTTGAAACGAAAGAGCTTACGCTCGTGAGGCTTGAAGAGTGTCCCCCGGAGACCGTTGTGGAGGCATGCGACGGTAGCCGCTTCACGCGCACGAAGCGGGGTGACTGGATTGGTTCTGATGGAACCGTTGTCGATACTTCCTATTTTGAAGACTGTGCCAAGGGGATACTCCCCCATAGGCGGCGGCGCGGATACATGAAATTGGGGATGGTCGTTTCAGTCCGAGGCTGAGACAAGCGCCCTGATCATCGGCTAACAGGGGTGGGCGATTTGAGCCGCCCCCCTGTTAGGGGTTTCCCGGACAGCGCCCCGTTTAAGCGCTTGTCCGGGGCCTCTGAAGTGTTTAACGGGCTTGTGTGGGGGGGTTGGGTGGGCGCGGGCCTGTTAGGCGCTTCAGGGGCCCGTGTGTGGGTCTTGTTGGGTGGGGCTTGGAGTGGCGTCCCGCTTGGTTTTTTGTTAGTTAGGCTTTCAGAGTTGGGGGCGCGCGGCTTTTTGCTACTCCTTCCCTGCGCGCTCCCGACTGTCCGATCCTCGCGCGCCGCGTTCAACGCTTCCGTCAGTTTTGCCGCGCCCCTATCGCCCGCCTTTCCGGCCATCGTGTCATAAGGGCGGCGTTGGGCGTGATGGGAGTGGGTGCCGTGGGGTGGGCCCGTGGCGGGTAGATGGTTCCCGCACGCTTTTGCGTCCAGTTCGACCCTGGCGCGGGCACTCAGGAAACGATTCGAAAGGAAGGTAGGAGAGCATGGGAGAAACGCCGCGCGACGCCTACAGCATCCAAGAAACCGCAAAACGATGGGGCGTCTCAGACAACACCATCCGAGCCCTCATCGACACCGGACAACTCTACGCATTCCGCGTAGGCCGACAACTCCGCATACCTACAACAGAACTCAACAGGCTAGCCAACATTCCCGCCAATCCTGCGCGCGCGCGGAGGAAGGTGGAAGAGTGAGTCGCGCCCGTGAGGAATGGGAGCTGCGCGTGCTCGCCCCCTGGGACCCGGTAAAAAACCGGTGCCTCAAAGCCGCAATGCTCGATGAGGCCGCGCGTCTTGGCGTGCGCGCCTGGTGGACGGAAGGCCGCGCAAGCGAGGCCAGCCCCGCCGCCCCTAATCCCGAGTGGGCGACAAGTGCGGACGATTTGCGCGCCCTCGCGGACCGCGAGTGGGATAGGGCGGAAGAGGCTGCGCCCGTCCGCCTGTACACGGCGAAAGCCGTGTCCGCGATGCTCGGTATCTCTGTGCGGAAGCTGGGTGAAATGCGGTTCGACGGGACCGGGCCGGACTATGTTCAGCTCGGGAGTCTGGTCCGGTATTCGCGCGCCGCTTTGGCGCGGTGGGTGAAAGAGATGGAGGGAAAACATGAATCTTCCTGATGGAAGACTCCTGAAACGGGGGGACGTGCTGCGGTTCAGTGAAGCCCGGGATGTCCCGGAGGGCGCGGTCTTGGTGGACTGTGATGACGCGGAGCGTCTTTTTGTCAAGCAAAACGGCGCTCTCGTGCTCGTTGAAGGCATTGACGACATTGGGGACTCCGAGTGGGTCAAGCTTTGCCACCCTGAAAGCGTGCGGCTCCCCGCGCGCCTTAAAGAGGGGTTGCTTATCCGAGTGAAGGCCACGCGCGGCGGAATCGACGACGCCGAGCTAACGGGCCTTTATTGCGTCCAGAATGACGGGCGAACTCTTCTCCCGATTGGGTTCAACGGGGCCCCGTTGGATATCGCGGAAGTTACGTCCTTTTCGCAACTGGGCGTATGGAAAAATGGGCAAGAGGGCACCCTGCTCTGCCTACCCATATTCTGAGAAACAGAAAGGAATCACAATGTACACAGCATTTGTTGTCGTCGTGACTGTCGCGGCGACATTGGGCCTAGAGCTCATTGGACTGCTCGTCCTGGCGTCTAGGAACTTTAAGACCACCATCTCTTTGGGGAGGGAATAGTGAGCGCAGAAACGGGGTTCGGAATGATCCTGACGCCATGCATCACTGGGACAATGGCGGTTCTGGAGGAATTGGGGCAGGAGCCCCGCGCCGTTGACATGGGGAAACTCCCCGCGGGAACGGTAATCCTTTTCGGCGACTCAGAACACATGCTCTTCCCCGAAAAGGGAAAGGCAATGTGGTTCGATCGAATGGGGGCGAAATGGACAACGGATGTGCTTGTCGAGGACCTGCGCGAATCTATGTACGAAGGCTTTCCCGTTGTCCATATGGGAAAAGGAGACGGAGTGTGCGATGACTGACAGAAAGACAGTTGCTTGCGGCTGTGACCTGACCCGGCGTCAGCCTGGCGAAAGACTGACAATCCAGCTTACAGGAGAGGCATTCCTCGCCGTCAGGGACAGGCCGGGCTCCCCATTGCGCTGGGTTTCCTACGCGAACACCCAGCATTCCACAGAAGAGCTCGTGGAAATGATCCACATGACCGACGGCAGGTTCAAGCTCGACTAGCTGAACCTGCCACAAAAACACAACCACCATCACGAAAGAAAGAAGGAAACAAAGTGGACACAAATGAGGTTCGCGAGGCCCTTACCGCTCTCCTGGAGAAGCTGGGTGGCAACGAGAGTCCGGCCCAATCCGGCACGAAGGTGACCGTCACGGATCGTGACGGACGCGACGTAACCCTTGACCTCGCATGCGTCACTGCTGGCACGCTGGTCACGCTGGGTGTGGGCGAATACATGAACCTTATGGACGATTCGTGGATCAAATACGACGGGGAAAAGGTTTCTTCAGAGGCTTTGGCGTCCAGAATCCGCGAAGCACAAAAAGACGACCTGTCCACCATTCTCGTTCATATGCTCTGAGTAGAAGGAAAGAAAAAAATGCCCATCAGCGAAATGCGAGAGTTCATTACCGGGCTCATTGCGAGCCTTACGGAGAAGCTGGACGACCTCGACGCCCCTGAGGCTCGGGCGCCTCTTACAAATGAGGTAACCCTCTTGATGCCGGAAGGAGGCGAAAAGCGCTTCAATCTTGACATGGCGCCTCTTGGCACCGTGGTGCAAATCGGTGTTGCCGAGTACATGTTTCTGGTTGGTGAGAACTGGATTAGGTACACGGGGGAAAAGTTTTCCACAGAAGATTTTGCTGAACTAATTCGTGACGAACAGAAGGAAGGTGCCGACGTGCGGCTTGTCCACGTTGGTTGAACCACGAGGAAGAAGGGAAGTGCTGTGACTGGTATAGAAGAGCTCCTGAGTCAGATTGCGGAGCTAAAGGCCGCGGTGGAACAGGTTGCGGACGAACAGAAGGCCAGCCCTGACGGACCGCCATTCAAGATTCTTGAAACGCATGACAGGCTTGTCGAGTTCGATCCGAAGAAAGCGGAGGGGGGAACAGTACTCCTCATAGGCTCTGCGGAATACATGTCTGTTGGCACCCATTGGGTCGATTTCAGTGGCGAAACTTGCTCGCACAATGAAATGTGCACGAGGATTCGAAATTACATGCCATATGGCAACGACGCGATCCTGCTCCACCGTGGCTGACTATCAGAACGGAGAAAAGTTGATGCAAATTGTTAAGCTCATTGTCGGTGTGACCGTTTTCGCCGCGGCATACGCGACATCCTACAGGACGTTCAACAAGAAGTGGCCTGATACGGTTACCCTGGTTCAGGTTGTGTCCGCGTTTGCTGTTGGCACTGTGACTGGCGCGTGGAACGGGGGCGCGTGATGGTCGCAATCAGCGCGAAGAAGTCTGTCGCGGCGCCCGTGTTCGCGCAGGCGCTTGAAGAGGTGATGTTGGAGGACCCTGGGTGCGCCTGGAAGCGCCTGTGGGCCGTTTACCATGACCACACCCCCAGCCCCGCCATGCTCGCCGACCAGGACGAGCCTTACTGGAAGGCGGGGACAGTTGTCCATCTGGGCTGGATGCAATGGGCTGCCCACTGGGACAAGGACAACAGGGAGAAGCTTGTTTGGACAAACATCCTGGGAATCACCCTCTCACATGAGGATTTCATGAGCGAGGCAGCAGGCTGCACACCAGATGATCGCAGGATCATCATGTGGCTCGATTAAGGCCCTCCCGTGCCCACCATCACTGATGGGAACATGCGGGCTCTGGCAGAAAAACTGGGCGCAAGGGTCGTCTTGCTTCCGGCTGCCGGGGCCCGCCCCCCAAGAAAAGCGCTCGCATTCAAAACAACGAAATGGACGCACGATCTAGCCGTCCCTGGGGATGTGATTGAGATGTCTCCCAGTGGGTATGTGCTGGTTGTGCGCAGGAAAGGAGGGGCAAGATGAAACCCCCTAAGACATGGTGGGGGCAAGCGGTCCTGGTTATCGTCGCATTCTTCGCCTTGCTCGTGCTGGGTTACCTGCCCCAGATTCTCACAGGCAACTGGGAGGACATTCCTCCCGCGACAACAAGCAACAACCTGCCCGCCTGCGAGTTTGAGGACGGGGCGGGCCAGGGCACCCCCTGCTACTGGGACGCAACAACCCGGGGGAACCGAAAGGGCGCGCCGGTGGTCAACAACAAAGACCAGCGCAGGTGAAGCCGTGGTGACATTCGACGAAAAGCTCACCAGCTCACAACTCCGGGAAACCATTCCAGCCCTTGAAGCAACACGTGGTGGCGCCCTACTCGTCAAGGTTCTGCGTGGCATCGTGGGTCTTCCTGAGCGGCCTTGGTACGCGTGCCCCGAAGTGACGTTGAGGCGGGTTGTCAGGGATGGAGAAACTGTTAACGGCAAGATCATTCAGGTTGTCGCTCGCGAAGTGGACGGTGCGGACGCGGCGGCGATCAGTGTCCCGTTCGCGTACCCGCCCCACATGGGACAGTTCGTCGAGTCGGGCCTCATGGGGGTGGCTGAAGACCTCCACCCCTACTATGTTGCAGCAGAAGGCGGCTCCCGTGGCGATCTCTGGGTGAGAGTGGATGCGAGATTCGCCGGGTGGGTGAGAGTGCGCCTCCCACTCGGGCTTTTGCGCCGTGCAGTGTGGGCCGTGATGGAAAAGCGCGGCATACTCGCAAAATACTTGCTGGCCGATCATCAGGAAAGGGGAGCCGGGGGAGTTGGATTGCCCCCTGCTGAAGCTCGTGGAACGGATTGTATTCTGCCTCCGTTTGTCGCGGAAAGCGATGCTCCGTGGTGGGCGGCAGATTCACTCTGAAACAGAAAGGAAACAATAGGCAATGACGACATATGCTGTCGCCCAGAAAACGTGGTTCAGGATCGTCCTGGACCCCGCGAACAAAGCTGCTGCTCTTGCCGACTGGTGGGCGTCAGAAGAGGAATGGGACGAAGTTACAATTGACGAGGGTGCGGTTTGGGATCGAATTGTTGACACCCTCTCCGGTGGTCGCCCCGTTTCGCACGAGGACCGTGTTTGGCTCATGGAGCGAGGCATTTACCTCTATGATTGTGAGCCCCGCTTCACGGGCAAGGGCCCCTATGCGGCGAAGGTTAAGGAAATCCTTGCTTCCCCGCGAGCGAAGGACTTCATTGATCGTGTGAAGGATCAAGCTTGGGAGCATTCTAAACTATTCCCCGCAAACACGCCGATCCCCGCACTGCTTGATGCACTGGAATGCGCGTCACAAGGAGGCGGGGTTTCCCTGGTGGAAACCGTGCTCTGGGAAAGGTGCCAAGATGAGAGTTGAGTTTCTTCGGGGCGGGGACAGCCCGCAACGCGCAATGGTCGCAACGCCTGAGGGCGAAAACAAGTGGGCGGAAGTGCTGTGCTTCGAAAAGCCCTTCCTTTCCTTTGGGCAGGAATATCGGCACGTTGAAAGCGTGGAGATTGGATGGAACGGTTATGACGCAGCAATGTGCGCAATATACGAGCGCGTGTCAGACGGGAATCATTATGCCATTCCTTGGTGTATTGATGGTAGCGGGTATTACGACTACTCCGAATCCGGGACCCTGATTCCCGTCGGAAGGAAAGAGATGGTGCGCACGGTGTGGGAGACGCCTTGGGGGTCGCTATGATAAGGAACAGGGGTGTCGGCGAACTGGCCGATATTTTTGTTCATCCGTTTCTTGTGCAAGTCGAGGGCTGTCCTAGTCCCAAGGACGCAAAAGAGGCGGTTGCTCAGTGGCGGAACATTCTCCGCGGCGCATACCCCAGGGTTTTCATTAACGGAGAAGCGTTCACTCTGGAGGGTTGTTACCCTAACCGGCCGCCCAGTAACATTGCTACGCTTTTGGTTAGCGTGCACACCGCGTTCCGTCGAGAGAGGGGCGGAGCACTTTTCGGAGCCCTCTGGTACAGGGGCCAGAACACCCTATACGGGTGTTCGGACGATGTATTTACTGATGAGTCCCAACTCCTCCGACCCGTATCATCGATCATAGCAGAAAAGCGAGACCGCACAAAGGAAAGTCCGTATGACATACGAATTACCCTCTAGCATCCAAACCGCACTAGCGCTCGCTGTTCCGCGTTACGCGAACAGTGGCGCTGGCGTGACGCTGGAGAAGAAGAAAGAGAAATGGGTCCTTAAAATCAAGGACCGACATATCGCGCAACATATCGTGGACATGGCCGCTTTGGAGAACGGGTCCGCATTGACTCTGGTCTCCCCCCTGGAGTGGGGCGTGGTGAAGCCCGCAGTGTACGAGGTCGAGGAACCTGCGATCCGCGGCCTCCTGCCCGCATTCCAGGCCACCCCGGAGGGCCGGGGCGAGGAGGCGTCGAGCGGGGAGCCTATGGCCCGCCCTGACCATTACAGGTGGTGGAAGGTGGACGAGCCGCACCGCAGTCTTGTCGCCGACCTGGAGGGCGGCGGGGAGGTCACTATCCACCACGACGTGGAGCTTGGCACGTGGATCACGGTCGAAACGCCCGAGGGCGTGTTTGACAGCGAGAACAGTGCGCCTGATGTTGACCGGTACTTCCCGTTCGAGGAGTGGCCGGAATCGGTTGACATGTTCGACGAGTCCGCTCCTGTTGGCCAGCGCGTGGACCGGGCTGTCGCCGAGGCGCTGGCTCGATGGACAGCAGAAGACGCGGCGCTCATGGCGGGAAAGGTTCGGAACGATGTTTGACAATGAAAATTTTGGGCGCGTGCTCAGCGTCTACTTGCGCCAGGTTATGGCCGCGCTCATGGCGACCAACGACGGGAAATCTCTCGCCGAAGTGCTCGAAGCCATCGTGAGGGGCTACCTCGGGCCAGATGTGTGGGTAGAAGTGCGCGCGTCGATCCGTGGAGTGAAGAGTGATGGCGGCGTATGGTATGCGCCGGTTCTCGTCGTCGAGGCGTCCGCTTCAGACGGCGAGAACATCGCGGGAGACGTGAACCGAGCTCTCCTGGTCCTCCCTCTCACATCTGGGAAGCGCACGCAGTTCTACGAGGACTCGCTCCCCGAGGAAGGGCCCACGAACGTGTCTCCTTGGCGGGGGCGGCTTACTGACCTCGCTCACCTCTGGGTGAATCGGGATGGGTGCTTCGATTGGGAGCGGTTCGCGCTCCCCTTGGGGTTCGTCCGTCGCGTCGTAGACGAGACCCTTGACTCCGCAGGCATGCATCTGAAGCCCCTGTGGGAGGAGTACGCGGCGGCTGCGGACGAGGGGGAAAGCCCATGTTGTGAGCTCGAAGAGTTCTCCGAGGGCGAGCCCCCTGCGGTTGTTCCTCCGCAGGTCCCGGCGGAAACCTGGTTCCTTGGGGATTCGTGAGAAAGATGGGTGTCCCCGCCGGGGGCGTGCTTGTGGGGGCTGGTGGGGAACCGCTTGTCGCATTCACATGCAACGCTAACGGTTCATCCCCGCGCCCCCCCGCGCGTCTCTCGGCGGGGACAGTTGACGTGCTGCACGCCCCTGGCGTAGGGTGTCAACCTGAGACATTGAAGCACTCGCCCCTCCTCCCGTGCTGCGGGGAAGGGGAGGGGTGGAAGAAGTGGTGAGCGAAGGACTTGGGCTTGCAATGGGCCGGTTCCCAGCTGGGAATCAATCAAACCAAACCCCCCGCTGTGGGGGCGTTTTGGGAACCGGCCCCAAATATTGCACACTCCTTAACGCCCGGGTCAGCGGTCTGCCGTGTTTCTTCCGCCCCTCCCTTTCCCGCAGTGGGGGGGAGGGGCTTTTCGCGTACCCGCCGTGGGGTATGCTGTGGGTTGTGGGCAGACCAAGGTTGCAGGCTGGGCAGTTGGGCGAGGTGACGGTGGCGAGGGTTTCCCGTCGCCCTGGAGGCGGCTGGGTGCGCGACCCGCATGGGGGGAAATGGCAGGCCAGCGTCCTGGTCGGCCGTGCTGTTGGCACGCCCCGGCGGGTGCGCACTGTCGCGGACAGTAAGCGCGCGGCCGTGCGACGCGCGAGAGAACTCGCAGAAGAGGCTGTGAGCGCCGAACAGTACGTCAACCATACGATCACCCCAACAACCCTCCCCGGGGCCCTGTGGGACGCTTACAGGGTGTCTGAGGGGTGGCGTGGGCTCGCCCCTCGAAGCCAGCACCTCTACCAGTGGAGCGTTCGCCACTCCCAAGAGGAGTGCCCCGACTGGTGGGCGACACCCATCAGCGCCGCCTACACCAGGCCCCTCCTTGAACGCCTGTACGCGCAGCACGCCGACGAGCACGGCGCTGCCTGCGCGAAAACCCTCCGCGCCGCCGTCAACAACATGGCCAGGCAAGCGGAGGACGTGCTCGACACCAGCCGAATCCACGCAGTGAGCGCCCCCCGCCGCGAAGTGACGAAACGAAACCACGTCACCCGCGACGGGGGGCGCATTCTATCCCCACAAGAACTCCAACGCCTAGTCACCGTCCTGCCCGGCCACGCGAGGACGCCGACCGAACGCCACGCTGCGGACGCCATAGTCCTGAACACGTTCCTCGGCCTACGGGGCGGCGAGCTCATCGCCCTCACCTGGGACAGCATCAACCTCGACACGGGAGAAGTCCGGGGCGTCGAGTCCCGCAAAACCCGCACCACCTACCCCGTGAAGACCCTGCCCGCGTGGCTCACCAGCATGCTGCGAGCCCGCTACGACGCTCAACGCGGCCTGCGGGAGCGTGGGGATGCGCGGGTGTTCCCGACGGCGCCCGCCTCGTTCTACCCCGCGTCGAGGAGGCTCTTCGCCCGCGCCGGGCACCCGGACATCACCGTCCACAACATCAGGAAGAGCGTTGGGAGCCTCGTGTTCGACCAGTACGGCGCCCGCGCGGCCGCGGCCTGGCTCGCCCACGCCAACGTCAACACCACCCTCCAGCACTACGTCAAAACAGGGGGCGCCGCCCCCGAAGGCCCCGTCACCCTCTACCCCCCACCCGAAACGCCCCCACAGGACACCTCAGGAGCCGCGTAAGCGCCCGAACGGGCCACTCCCCCACCCCACCATCATACGGTCAGCCAACGCCCCCAGAAAGGCTCCTACCATGCTGCGCTACCGGGCTAGGACGCCCCGCCAGGCGAAGGGGGCACCCACACCCCACCCCGACCCTGGAAGACCGTCCCAGCCCGGTAGCACACCCCGCAGAACAGGCAATAAACAGCCACCACCCCACACGAAACCCCCACCGCACAACACTGCGCATCCATCGCACGGTTGAAGATCTCCACGAGCCGGTCCGAGGCCACACCCCAGATGAGGACGACGAGGGCGGCCGTCATGAGGGTGATGAGCACCCACCCGGGCACGTCCCCCCGTTCACGGTCGTCCTCGGAGCGCCGCAGCGCGGCGCGCACGCGGTTCAGCAGGGTTCTCAT